CCCGCAGGACTTCCCGAAGGGAGGTAGGGAGTTTTATTTTACCGTCAGTATTCTGCTCTGACGTCCCAACTCGTTTATTTGCGTTCGATGTTGATTTACGAACTTGAAGACTTCTCTCGTTAACGTCTTAATCTTGAATCGTCTAAGTCTTCACGGGTCTGTATTGGGTTGATGTTGTTCATGTACTGAGCGATTGAACCTACAAAGCCTGCGGGGTTGTCGCTCTCGACATGGGCAAACACGTCGACATTTCTGACATAATTCCAATAGAAGTCCTCCCAACTAGGGGGTGTGTTACAGATCATCTGCGTCATATCAAAGCAGGTAACACTGGACAAACTATCAAAATATGCTTCTATTGCCAACTGTTGCTCAACAGTGACTCCATACAACTTCTCAACGAGGAGACGAGTGTTCATGCCCGGTGCTACCCGAACAATCTTTTTCTCATCACGCAAAGCGTCAATCAGTTGATTTCGTTCCCATTCAGAAAACCGCCCTTTCTCAGTGATGAAATGCCGTACATCTATAGACCGTGTCACGCGCAATCCGTAATCAGCTAAGGCAGAGATAATTGGACACCCTGGATACTGGTGCGCAAGTGAGAGTGACTTGCAACGCAACAGCTTCTTAAGGACAGTATCAGAGGACCTCACATAAAGTGAGTTGAACCACCCAAAATTCACCATCACGTCCCGTGGATCAGTCACGTTCCGTTTGTCTTCGCGATCAAACACTAATCCACAAAATGACATTTGTTCTATCGAGTCATGGAACTCAACCTTGCAATTTAGGCCTAGAGATGCAAAGTTCTCGACAGTAGGTCTGGGTCCCGTCATTCTGGCAGCTGAGTCGTCTCCTTCGACCACCACCTTGATATTTGTACATCCATTTTTCTTGGCAAGGAACAGTAATGCCATTAAATTTGTAAATCCGTTACCCAATGATGTATTCATTTCCCCAGACATTCTTGTACAAGGTACTTGCACTGTAAAGTCCTTGTATTGGCAGACATTATCACCTGTCAATGCCGTCCTGACCAAATCCAGCCAAGACCCGCCTTCTGGTATATGTTTGACCATGTACTCATACATTACCATCTCGCAAGACTCCATCAAGTCTTTTGTGAACAGTGATTCGAAGGCTGTGTAATCCGCAGCAAAATATTGAGCTCCCTCAATATGCAAAAGGTCAAAGATGTACTTGGGTCTGTCTGCTATTGGAATCTTTTTAATGAAGGCTTCATGCTTAAACACAACCTTCTCAATAAGTCTGAAAATGGGCCCAACTGTCGCCTTAAACTCATCAGAACGACTGTTAATCGTTCTGGCATGTTTGTACGACTGGTAGGTTTCATCCTTAATGAAAGACTTACAGACAAAGTACTTCTTCGAAGGATCGTTTATGTGATTGATCCTTCTATATGCCTCTAGGAGATCGTTCTTGCGTGCTGTCGTATAATTGCAGGACGCCAGCCAAGTTTCGACCGAGACATCTGAAGCAAATTCAAGGGGTACTAAGTTTTCAGCACACCAATCTGCCACGAATTGTTTGAACTCCACTAATAGTTCTGGAGCAGGAGCAGGGGGTTTAGAAGCATAGCGCTTTTGAGCCCCAGCCACAGCAGTTTGCACACACCCCGAATCAACGTGCGGTGGTGCAGCGCCTATTGCATTGCCAAATCCAACAGCCATTGGACGGCGGTGAGTGTATGGTCGCATGGTCCTGACCTTAATCTTGGTTCCGTCTTTAATAGGTCCGACTTTATCCAAGGGTACCTCCCCATACCGGTAACCATACATCACGTTACGCATTAGACGACCGCAGCCGGGGGTTTCGGAAAATCCAAAACCGCCAGTTTTTCAGCCATTTGCTTCTGAATGCCGAGAGCAAGTAAGGAAGTTTCTGCATAAACATTCCTTCCCGTAAGCGTCGCGTAGCGATCAATGTTAACTGAGTGAGATGATCTCAACGCATATTGTATTCTCTGATGCGATGTTTCCTCGTTAATACTAATAGCCACGTTCTGCGGGTTGCAGAGCTGTGCCAACAGTTCAGCACTCACATGTAACTTGCGCACTGCCACAATTGGAATAGGTATCAACCACCCAAAGAAGTATTGAACCGACGTTGCTTCGAACTTGCAAAGTCTTACTTTCTTATGGGCCATTTTTCCCAAACCCATCGCATCTGCCCTAACATCGTAGCCCGATTCGTAAGACCACATATCCTCAACATAACCGGTAAACCGGTAGGTGTTGCGAAACTTGTAGCGGCTCGCGTAACGGAACCACATCGTCAGTGCAGTTGTGAGAAGGAGTGGGTATAATAGGTTGATAGACCACAACACAAAGTGGACGTGCTCATGGAACAAATGAGCCACTGCATCTATAACTGTAGCCGAGACTGCGTAAATTCCCCAAATGAGCAGCAAGAGACTTACATAGGCACCGACATTGCTAGGAATTCGACCGTACTTAATGCGACGTTTGTCCGTCATCAAGCGTAGCGACGAATGAATGTAAGTGTCGTGTCTCTCCTTGTCATCATCTTGAGTGATTGCAGGGGGTATAGGACCTCGTCCATTGGGACCACTCCAAGGGGTGGGTGGTCGGATCACAGGGTCCATCTTGTTCAGCTTCTTAGCTTGAGCCTTCAACTGAGTTGCTAAGAGATCAGCAACCTTAGGCTTCTTCGCCTCCACCCAGGGCGGACACATGATTCCGTCTACAACTGGGGGCGGTACCGGCATTCCAGGGGGCATTGCCAGCACTGCAGGGGCAGCTCCAACCTTAGCTGTGGTAACAGCAGCAGCACGCGCCTTGCTTCTGCGTCTAGCCATTGCCCTCTTTGATGGAACGGTGATAGTCACTGCTGGGGCTACCTCCGTAAGAACTGGGCTAGGTGTGACCACTACTGGGGCCGGAGCAGACGTCGTTGGAACAGTGGAAGCTCCCACCTCGACATCTCTCTTCGCAGGAATAAC